CTTTCGTGAACCTTGTTCCTGATAGTCCCATAAGGTCTAATTGCTCTTTAATAATTGCTGTAACATCAATGTTTGCGTCAGGCATCTTGCTTGCTGCAAATACGAGGTCTTGTAGTTGTCGGATTATAATTGACTCGTCTAGTCTGTTTGTTGAGACATCTACCTGTACGTCGTAACGGACATCAAATATCTTCTTTGCTATCTTTACGAACCTATCCTTGCCAAGTGAGTTAAGTTGTGTTCTAGCTTGTTTACGTATTCTGTTGAGTTCTATGAAGGTAGGTCGTGTCTTACTCTTCTTGACCTTCTCATTGACGATGGCGTTAATCGCTGCCTCATCTATCATCTCTAGGTCTCCGAGTTCTCCTGTGATTCGTACAATCTCTCCTTCCTTGACATGTTTAAGAAGTAGTGGGATTATGTGTCGTGAAATTAATCTCTCTAGGAATAGTCCGTAGTTCTCTTGAATGTGAACGAAGGCTCCTTGTGAACCTTTGGATTGAGCTAGTGTAGCTGTTGCTGTCTGTGAAGCTAGTGGAGCTTCTCCTCTTGGAAGTTCCGATGTACCTACGACTCTATCTACCATTTGTAGGATTTCGTTAGGCTCCTGGTATGCAGAAGGCTTAATGTCCCTCTCCGCTAGTTCCGCTATGTCGTCTAGTTCTTCCACTTCTATAACACCTCCAGCCTTTAGACTCTGAAGCATTTGCTTAGTGATACCTGAACCCTGTCGTACTTTGTACTTTCCTCCGAGCTTGTTCAAAGCCTCATCTCTACGAATGTTTATAATCGTATTCATATATTCCTGTAACGCTCTGATTTGTTCTGGGATTCCTCTTCCGTGCCATCTTGCTGGTACACGCTTTAGCCACGCTTCTTCGTAAGGCTTAATGTTTTCTTTATTGATTTCTATTTTATGGAACACCATAGGAGAACTTGACAGAGTAGCTGTTTGTGTGTTCCTAATTGTGGACTCCATTCCTGTGGAAGGTCTGCCTGATGTAATGATTCTTCCCTCTGCCCATTTATCCATATCTGCTGCTTTTTTTGTTACCCATCCTTTCTTGATAGGACCCCATCTCTCAAAGATTTCTGTCTGAGGTACTGTCTCGTCTGAATAAGGAACGAACTCTTTGTTCTTCCAGTCAGTCTGCATGTCTACATCTGCCTTAGTAAACTGGAACCTTTCTATAACAGGTCCGTCTTGAATTGTCTTTGCTGAGGGGTTAATGATGAAGTTAAGTGGGTCAACGATTGATAGTTGAACCATGTTCTTTTTATATTCCTTGTTCCAAGCTGGGAACGCTTTCACTATAAGAGTACCGTCTATGTGCATAGAACGTAGTGAGTCATTGAGGAATTCTCCGAAGTTAATTTTATTGAAATAGTTATGAAGAAGTAATCTCATAACGTGTGCCACTTTTGGATTCTTACCGTCTACCGATTTGATTCGTACATCTTTCTGGTCAACGTCTGTATTACGTACTGAAGTCTCTACTGTCAATTCTGTTAATGGTACCCATAGCTTTGACATTCCAGAATCTCCGTCTGTCGGTTTATCAAAGATACCGAAGTAGTTCTTGCGAGCATAGTCAATCTCTTGACGCATCACAAAGTTAGCTGCTGAGGATACGTTTACACGTTCCTGTTCCCAAGCGTTCTTTTCAGCTTGGACGATATTCATCGCAGAGCTTTCTGCTTCAGATAAATCGTATGTTCCTGTTGGTGGCATATTCTAGTATGTTGTGTGAGTAAAACCAAATGCTTTAGCTGGTCGTGCCTTTCGTCCTTTGAGTGGCCATACCGCCAAGGCTAGTGACATTACCATATCGTCATGTAAACCTATTGGCGCTGAATACGTGACGTTACCTGAATCGGTCATTTTGTACCCATACGCTCCAAGCTCGTCAATTAAGTCCTCATTGTCAGGGATACGAATCTTTCTCTGTTCAATGCTTATTGTGAGCTTTTCAACTAACTCAGGTTTTGACTTCCTTGTGAAAGTGAAGTCTTGTATATGAACTCCAGCTCGTTTCAAGTCATCCGATATAGGAGAACCGACTGAGGTAGAGTCTAAAACTATTCTAGCATTATTATAGCGCTTCGCAATATTTATTATTCTAGCTTTCTGTAAATTCCAATCAATTTGATTAAATCTATCTATGTAAACTACTGGATGTGGCATCACAGATTTGTCCATAACGGTGATAACTGTGAAGTCATTATGCTTAGCGAGGTCAACTCCGATGACATATTGGTGTCCACCTTCGGGGTCATGGAGACATGTTGGGTCTATGATTTCGTGAACACCTCTGAAGACGGCTGCGGCGTCACTTAGAAAGACAGCCATGTACTCTTGCTCAAATGACATCTTCGGTAGCATCTTCTTTGCTCGCTCCCATTCCCCTGGAGGAACAAAAGGATTGTCCTTTGAGGTGTATTGGAAGGCTGCTCCATCCTCTGCTTTCTTAGCACTTATCCATTTCTCATAGAACCAGTTCTTTCCGAAAGGGGTGGAAATGAAAAGTGTCTTAGCTTTACGGATGGTGGTCGTAGGGTAGAGGTAAGACTCATAGACATTACGCTTTACCCTAGAACACTCATCAATAATCAGAAGGTCCAATTCCTCACCTAGAAGCCCTGCGGGATTCTCGGCAGATTTGCATTGAACTAAACTACCCCAAGGGGTTCTGATTTGAGGGATGGGTCTATTGGAAATACCTGCACTCCAGGCATTCCTTCTTTCTTCGGGCGCACACATCATGTACCACTTCACCAAATAATCAAACACTCTCTTTGAGAGTTCGTAAGTGGGAGCTACAATCCATATCTTCTGTTCCTTCTCCAGGAGGACACGTAAAGCAATATAAGCGCATGTAGCGCTCTTGCCAAAACGACGCCCTGCATTAATCACGATATCTCTAGCATCACTATTGATGATGTCTACCTGATTCTTATGCGGCGTCCACTTAATCCTTTCTTGTAGTGTCTTCTCGTTTAAACTCATACCCTTCTGGTTTCACTTGAGTCATGCTTATCCATAAGTCTTGGACTGCCTCTAGTGGTGTTGAACCTCTTTGTTCTATAAACTCCCCAAACTGATTCTCTCCTATAGCTGTCCACACCCATTCTCCAGGTTTCTTCTGAAGAGAAACAAACCCGTCACCTATGAGTTGAACTACAACCATCACTTCTTCATTCATGTCTAAATACTATCACTTATTCAACACTAACCAAAGTTTCGCACAAGCCTCATCGGGGGTTTTACCTTCAGTAGGCCAACTCTCTAAGGTGAGTTTCTGTTCGGCGACATCTAACCTCGGATACGCATGCCACCGTATTCCCTTATCTACATTTACCCTAGACACCCTTCCGAACTCCTCATCTATATTTTCAATTAACGACGACAATGAGGGAAAGGATACCTCTTCGTTACAGTCATGTGGTGTGACAGTCTTATCGTACATAAAGAAATCTCCCGCAGCGTCGGGAATAAACTGTCTACTTCTCTCCTCAGGGTGAGGACAGGTCCAGTGGTCGCAACTCTCTAAAGGAAACCCTGCGTCTTGTAATTGTTTTATAAGTGAATACTCCATACTTTAGGCGTAATTATAGCCAATCTATTAATTCAAGTCAATATACTGAATATTTTGTTTGGGTATGATATATCTAATCCTACGGATTTAGTAATCGGGGGTACTACCCTTTCTATAAGAAAGAATTGTACGTGTAGAACAATATGCTTCCAATGTCAGAATATGTCCTTCTTCTTCACAAGCCTCTATGAGTTCTGAGAGGGTGGGAAATGTCTCTTTTCTTGAAAGAGTGAGTTGGTTCATTTCTTCCCACACCAACCCATTCTCCTTTAATTCTTTTGCTAGTGAATATTCCATACATTTATTATTAACCTTTAATTAGACAGAATTATAGCCATTCTTATAATTCAAGTCAATATCTCTAAAATTTTGTTTGGGTATGATATATCTAATCCTACGGATTTAGTAATCGGGGGTCATACCCTTATGTCTACAGACATATGAATGTATGAACATATG